TCCTGAACGTGCAGCAAATAATGCTACTGCAATTCAAGGATTAAACAATGGAACATATGTACGGCTAGGAGATGCCGGAGCCACCAGTCGTTTGTTAGATGATGCATCTAAAGCAGAAGATGCATCCGCATCTGCTTGGGGATCTTTGTATGGATATGTAGTTCCAAAAACAATCTACAATAGTCTTACACAGAGAATTGTGGGCACTCAGGGTAATGAGTTTGTCGATGGTATGAGGGCTATGTATTCTTCTTTCTTACGAGGTAAGGGCGCAGTGCAGTATTCCAAGACAGTGTTGTCTCCTATTACTCAGATAAGAAACGTAACCACTGCATCCATGTTTGCGTTGGCTCAAGGTAATGTTGGAAGGGGAGTAAATCTTGGAGAGAGTGTCCGAATAGTTCTAAACGGTATTGATGAACTTCCTGAAAAAGATGTTTTAGATTTTTTAGAAGACGCTCAACGTCGCGGAGTGGTTGGAACAAATGCTCAGTTAAGAGAGTTACAAGAGAATATAAACAAAGGTTTGGGGTACGCGGGAGCGGACTCTGTTGCGCAACAACAATCCAAAGCCTTTGCTAAAAGGTTACAAGACACAGGGTTAAAATCTTTTCTAGGTGGCACCCTCGGTAAAGCTCAAGATCTCTATCAGGGTGGTGATGATATATGGAAAATATATAACTATAAGTTTGAACAACAAAAACTTTTGAATGCTCTACGAGATTTACCTGTAGAGGATCAAGTTCGAGAATTAATTCGTGGTCGTGTCATGCCTGTCTCTGAGGATCAATTGTTTCGACAAGTTGCCAATGACCCTAAAGTCTTGGATGATTTATTAAAAGACAGAGCAGCGGACATCGTGAGAAACACAGTCCCGAATTACAATGCTGTGCCAGAAGGTATTAGATTATTACGTCGGACTCCTTTTGGAAACTTCACAGCTTTTCCATATGAAATCATGAGGACTGGAACAAATACTATTGCTATAGGTTTGGATGAACTCATGAGTTTAAATCCAGAGATTCAAAAGATTGGTATGCGTAGATTAATGGGTGCCTCTAGTGCTTTTGCCGGAGTTGGCATGGGATTAAGTGCACTAGCAGAAAAACTTTCTGGGGTTTCTGACGAGGAGATGAGAGCCTATCAAAGATCTTTCGGCACACCTTGGGAAAAAGATGCAAGACTTTTACAAGTGGGAAGAGACAAGGAAACTAACTTACCCATGTATATAAACTTTTCTTACTCAAATCCATACGGTATTTTAGATAACATGGTTAATGCTGCTCTAAACAAAGTGGATGAAGGGAAAAGGTTGGGTAAAAATGGAATGAGGATTGCTCTTGAAGCAGGCAATGCTGCGTTAGTTGGAACATTTCAACCGTTTATGGATGAATCAATTTTAGTTCAAAGATTGAAAGATGCCGCAGATCCAAGATCAGAAAGTATTCTAGGTAAGATATATAATATCGGAGTTTTAGGTGGACGTGGTGGTGATCCAATACTTGGTGCGCCTGTTTATACTAGAGAAGATACTGCCGGAACTAAGGTTGCAAATAGTTTGCTCCACATCCTAGATGCGTTTATCCCTGGAGGTTCTCCAATACAGTTGAAAGGAGGAGAACCAGAGCCTAGCCGTTTGATACGTGGACTGGTAGGAACAGAGGATGGAAACATTAGTAATAAGAGCGGGGGAGGACGTGAATACGAAGCAAAAACAGAAGTGCTCCGTGCGTTCACTGGTATCACACCGATCAAAATTGATGCTGAGAAATCAATGTACTATCGAGGCGTTGAGTATAGAAACCGTCTTCGTGATGCAAGTAACTTACTAAACCGTAGACTACGTTCAGAAAATGTAACTTCAGGGGAAATCGTTGCGGCATATCGAGAAGCAAACGAAGCTCGGTTCCGTATCGCAAATGAGTTTCATCAAGCAGTTGAAGACATGAAGACCCTTGGATTATCTAAACGCAAGATTGCAAAAATACTTGCAGAGAATAATATTGGTGGGGTTGATGGTATATTAAGCAATAAGTTTGAACCTCAGTTTCCTAGTGATACAATTTTAGATGTCATGAAACGAAACGGAACATACGACCGATATCCTAGAAAAGATATACTTAGATTATATCGTGAGTTTAAGAAACGTAAGTTTACTATAGATGAACCACAGCCCTCTGCTCCTGATTCTCCACCTAAAAACAAAACTGTATTTGATCCTTTTAAGGAAAGTAATTTACAACAACCCGCACCACAACCAATGCCAATGCCTAGAGTTAACCAAGCATCAATCCTTCCTACATTAACCCAGGCTCGTGCACCTGGGCCAGTAGATCCTTCGTTGTTAGGTGATAACCCAGTAACCGCTGCGCTTAATGCACAGATTGCGAACCGTCGTGGTTAACATCTGGATCTTCTTCGACAGATAGTTGTACTCCAACCCCACCGAATAACTTAATCATCTCGTCACAAAGATGCTCGGCATCTTCTAGGATCTCATCATCCCCTGTGTCAGCGGCAAGATGCAATGTCATGCCCACAAGTTCCATAAGATGTTTGACCTGCACAGGATGCATTTCTCTAAGACCGACTGTTTTAATCTTTTCTGGTTTCATTCGATTTCTCCCCAATTATCTTTGAGTTCATCGTCTACTTTAGAGGGGACTCTCAAGACATCCGACAACCCGTTTTCCATTATGTGCTTGATGTTGTGCGCTTGATCGTCGCCCTCTACTGAGAAGCATAACTCATCATGCACCGTTAGCATAGGCAAAAGTCCTTCTTTGTAGCAATCTGCCATAGCTTTTTTAGTTTGATCCGCAGCTGAACCTTGGATCAATTTGTTTAACGCCTTGTAAGTAAAGGCTCTTCTTAGAGGTTGACCGTATTTTTTCATGGCCTCCTCGTATGGTAATGGTTTCTTATACCCGAAGGTTCGAGGCTCCCAAAGATGGAAGCGGCACCGCCTACCCAACAGGGTTCTAATGTGTCCGAACTTATCTGCCTGTCTACTCGCAATGTCCGCAAGGTTCTTAACAAACGGAACCTTCTCTCTGTGTGTATCCAGTAAATCCCCTGCTTCTTCTGGTGATATATCTAACTGCGCTGCCAGTTTACCTTTGCCCATGCCATACATGATTCCCAGGTTTACAACCTTGGCTTCCTTACGCTTGATCCCTGCAATGTCTGCCACCATCTGGTGTAGATCCACATCACCTGTGTTGTATTCGTCAACAATCTTATCGACAATCGGGTGCTTGTACTCACCCTTCAAGCTTGCCGCAAAGTGCACCAGTAACCTCGGCTCTTGGCTTGAGTAATCAAACGATCCCCACTTGCACCCTTGCTCTGGTATAAACAGACCACGGATTAGTTTCTTGATCTCGGGATCTCGTGCCGGAATCTGCTGAAGGTTTGGGTTTGAACTAGAAAACCTACCCGTCACCGTGCCCCCGTCATCGGATCGTAGCTGATGGAACTCGCAGTTGATCCTACCGTTGTGCGAGTGCTTGATGATTGTATCTATGAACGTGCTATCCGCCTTGTCAAATTCACGTAGCTTGACGATCATTTGTGCAATTGGGTGGGCATGTGTATTGAGATACTGTTTGGTGAATGACGGTGCCCCTGCTTCAGTCTCAGGGTACTTCAGTCCTAGCTCCTCGAACACCGCAGCTACAGATGCAGCCGCCCAGGGTTCTATCTTGATCTTTGTCTGTCGGTGGATCTCTTCCCTCAGTTCTTTGCCCTTGGCTTTGAGTAGAGTCTTGGCTTGATCTGCCTTGTCCAAGTCCACACGCACACCTAGCTGACGCATGTCACACATCATAGGTATCAGGCTAGTCTCCAAATCCCAGATGTTCCATAGGTCTTGCTTCTCCAGTTCTATCTTCAGTCGCTCCCACAAACGCAGGGTCATGCCTGCATCCTGTTCAGCGTACCGTCCAACAAACTCAGGGGGCAGCTTGTACATCTCAGCCTTGGGATCAAAGCCCCACTCTGCTGCTGCAACACGTAGAAGTTTCTCATCCTTGCGCTCATCGAGGTAGTCTCTGCCAAGATTGTTCAGGCTGTATGACCAACGGTTCTCGTCCACCACCGCACCAGTAATCATGGTATCGATGATCCGACCCTCTACCTTTATGCCCTCGGCACGTAACCAACCCAGATCATACGTGGCGTTGTGCATGATCTTGTCTATGTCTGGTGTTGCCATCTGTTTCTGTAGCCATCGGAGTGCAATCTTTGCATCCATGTTGTGACCATTCTCATGTCGGATAGGAAAGTATCCTTCCCAATCTCCTGCTGCTACGGCTATGCCTACGATGTACCCGTCCTTACGCACCCATCCAGGGCCAAGCTTAATTAGATTCGGGTCACATGTCTCAAGGTCAACGGCTATCTGTTTGTAGCCCGTCAGGTCTGGAAACTCTGATGGTATATTCCATGTCAGTTCCTTACCTTGGTTCATCTGCTTGGCAATGATGTAGTCTTTCTCAAACATCTCAGTCTGTTTCATTGTCAAACTCCGCACCCAGTGCACTGTATCCGCACTTGTCGATCCAAGAATCCTTGTGGTCTATCGTTTCTAACAAGCGACAGGTCTTCACCCAGTCCATCATCAGAGCGACGTGCTTGGCTGTAATCTTACCGTGGGTGCTCAATGCATCAGTGACTATGACATTCCATCCCGTTGCTATCCTGTCGAAGTTATCCTTGGCATCACCGTAGTCCTTGGCTCTGTTACCATTGATCAACTGCTTCGCCGTATCCAAGTAATCGTTACGTTTCATATTTCGTACCTATATTTTTTATCTGACTCAATTAGGTAGAGGTTTTGTTTTGTTCTTGTAACGGCAACATAAAATATTCTGTGCTCGTCCTCGGGATGTTTACCCTCTACGCAGTTCTTGGTGGATCCCAAATACACCGCTACGTTATCGTCTTCCCCTCCTTTCATGGCGTGGATCGTTGATAACTTGATCCTCGGTTGCTTGTATATACTCTCTCCTCTTCGCTCGATGGCGCGGATGTATATCTGTTCCTCCTCTGACAGACGCACCACGTCCATCGGGTGTGTGTTCTTCGGGGATAAGAGTCCATAATCAGATGCCAGATCCTCCCATGTCAAGGGCTGCTCTGGATCAGCAGCGTCTAGTAACTTAGCTGACCCTCTCTTGACTACAGGATTGTCTCCTATCTTCGGCACAGTTTTATAGAACTCTTTGATCCGTCCAAGGTACAATGCCTTTCCACCTACCAGGTCTGCCCATGTAGCCATAGCATCCAACTTCTTTTGTGAGACAGACGCATGACCCTTACGGCTGTAGAAATATCCTGCATCACTCAGCGACTCAGCTATCTCTTTCACAAAGCTGTTGGTTCGAGCCATGATTGTCCATGACCCTTTGTCCAATGGTAGATTCCAAAGGCTACCCACAACCTTGACCATACCCTCGTCATCCTTGGGGAAGAACTCTTTCTCCAGTCTCCCTGGTATGTGGTCAGAGATACGCATAGCAAGCCTCCAGACGCTCTGTGGTAAGCGATAGGACTGGTTGAGTACTTCTACATGGTCGGAAGCTTTGATGAATCTCTGAACGTCTACGGAAGTCCAACGGTGTATCGCCTGATCGTCATCCCCTGCAATCAGAACTTCATCCGCAGTCTGTGCCATCTTCTCTACCATCGTCCACTGCAATGGTGTCAGGTCTTGGGCTTCATCCACAATCAACAGATCAAGGTTGGGTGTCTCACAAATCTCTATGTACTTGGAGATCATGTCAGTGAAATCTATTTTGTTTGTCTTGAGTTTATATTCAATTAATTGATTATGAATCTGAACCAACTTAGAGTAATCCAAAGTGTAGTCTTCTTCGTAGTTATACTCAAAGTCCAAGGACTCTTCCCGATAGATTGACCGCATGATCAACTGTAGATACTTGGCTCCCGATCCTCCTATCGGTGGTATCGTAACA